CTTTGCTGAGTGGGCGGACGATCCGACTTTATTTAGTCGAGAACGATTCGTTCGTGAGACTGCTGACTATCTGTTTACCGTCTACGGGATTGGCTCAGATCAAGACCGCCACACGCTGATGATGCTTGCAGATCAAGTGCAGCTTTATATTGACGCAAGAAAAGAGCAGGCGAAGCATCCGCTGGTGGTAAAGACTAACGGCGGTAAGACTCACGCCCCTAACCCTTACATATCGCTTGCAAACAAAGCGATGGAGAATGCAGTCAAACTAATGAACGAGATGGGCTTAACGCCGCGCTCGAGGTTGGCTGCAAACAAACTTGAAGATGGCAGCAAGATGGGTGAATTCCTGTCCGGTCCTAAATTCGGCACATGAGAATAGAAGATGGGATCGAATACGCTGTCTCTGTCGCTAAAGGCGACATTAATGCTTGCAGAAATGTGCGGCTTGCTTGCCAGCGGTTTCTTAATCACTTAGAAAACAAAGAGTGGGAATGGGTTTTTGATCCGGCTCAGATCAATCACTTCCTGCAATTCACAAGTCTTTGCCGGCATGTAAAGGGTCAGTGGGCAGGGCAGCAAGTCAATCTTGAGCCCTTTCAGATTCTTATAGTCTGCGCGATCTACGGTTTCCGTCTTAAGCGGGATCGTTCTAAACGGATGGTTCAGGATGTAATCGTTTACATCCCGCGTAAGGCTGGCAAGTCAACGCTTACCGCTTTAATCGCTCTTTACGAGCTCGCCTTTGGCGATGCTGGCGCAGAGGTTTACACAGTCGCTACTAATCGAGATCAGGCAAGCATCGTCTTTACCACCGCCAAGGGATTTATCGAAACCCTCCCTCGAGAAATCTCCGGTCTCTTTATCCCTGGCAAGTTCACGATAGTGAAGAATGGCGATTCTCAGTCGGTGTTCAAAGCGCTCAGCAGGGATACCAAGCGTACGGGTGACGGGCTCAACCCTTCTTGCGCGATTATCGACGAGGCTTCGCAGATCATCGACAGGAATACGATTGAGGTCTTGCATTCGGGGATGGTAGCGCGAGCAAATCCGCTGCGTCTATATATAACCACGGCTTCCTTTACCCGCGACACGAAGTTCTTTGAAGACCTCCAGGTTATGGAGCACATTCTCCACCAGGATGTTCCCGATAATCCGCGATGGTTCGGGCTTTTGTATTCCTTGGATGCTGGCGACGATTGGCGAGACCCGACGGTCTGGCACAAAGCTAATCCGATGCACAACATATCGGTCTCACACGATGCGATTGCCGCTCGATGTGAGGAAGCCAAGATCAAGCCGGCGGCGCTCAACGAGTTTCTCTGCAAAACATTAAACGTCTATGTCTCAGCCGAGACCGCGTGGGTTGATCGCTCTCATTGGGACGAAGCCGTGGGTCTTACAGACCGCGAACCCGAGGCTGTATTTATTGGTTTTGACTTGGCAGCAACACGAGATTTAAACGCGGTTTGTACGCTTAAGCGCTATGCTGAGGATGATTACGAAGCCGAATGGAAGTTCTTCCTTCCCGAGGATGGGTTCGACCTTCTACCCGCGCATTACCAGGATATTTTCCGACAGGCTATCAATTCGGGGATTTTGCACATCACCGAAGGCAACGTGATGGACGACCGCGAGATTTCGGAGTATATTCTGGGACAAAGCCAGAAATACGACGTACGCGAGGTTGGCTACGACGCATATAATGCGGCTGCGCTTGTTGCGCGATTATACGAAGCAGGAATGCCGGTTAAAAAAGTTGGGCAGGGAATGGCGGTACTTTCCAACCCTTCTAAGCATGTAGAACGGCTTATTCTTGGTCACAAAATCAAACACGATGGTAACCCGTTTTTAGGCCACCAACTGGGAAACTGTGAAGTGTTTACAGATGTGCAAGGCAACATCAAGGTCAAAAAGGCCGGAGTTGACCGACACGCTAAGGTCGACGGGATCGTTGCCCTCATTATTGCGATGCACTGTAGCTTAGACAATCCCGCACCATCTGAATCGTATGGATTCAGAGTCTTTTAGGGCTAAAAATGGGCATATTTGACAGATTCCGCAAGAAAACAACCCAAAATGAGTCGAATTCGTTGTTCGGCAACACGGTTTTGGGTAATAACGTCATGCTCCGAGGAAAGGGGCAACGCTACGGATCTAACCAACTTCTCTATGTAACGACATCTGCTGTCAACGAAGCTGGACGTTCGCTTGACATTACAACGCTTGCTCGCAATAGCACAGTCATGGCTTGCGTGGGCGCTAAGGCTCGGGCGCTGTCTCAATTGCCGATCAAGATCATGTCTCGGCAGAATGACGGTACTTTAGTCGATACCCAAACGGATGAATCGGTGCCTGAGCGTGAAAAGACTCGGGCTAAGTCGATTCTTAACCTTCTTTCTCAGCCAAATAACTTTCAAAGCCAATACGAGTTCTGGTATCAGTTCACAATGTGGCACGAGTTAGCCGGTGAGACTTTCGTATTACTTTGGCGCAAGAACGAGGCCGATCCTAACCAGATTCCGTTTGAGATATACGTTTTAGACTCGACGCTAATCGTTCCGCGTATCTCTGAGAATAGATACCCTTACTACACGCTTACAAGCTCAAGCTACGGCTTTAACAAAGACGAACCACTTAAATACTTCCAGGTTATGCACTGCAAGTCGGAGCCCTGGCAGGGTTCCTCGTCTTTCAACCGGCTGCAAGCTGTCGAGCTGATCTCGCTAGACCAAGACATTGATCTTTACTCTAATTTCATCATGCTTAACGGCGCAAAGCCCTCTGGCTTGTTTCGTACTGAGCAAGTGATCCCTGATTCTAAGTTCAAAGAGATCGCTGCAAGGCTAAAAGAGGCATGGACGAACATGCTTAACAGCCAGCCTTCAGACTTAAGTAAGCCTGGGCAGTCCATGCTCTTAGACCAAGGTATGATGTACGAAAGTATCAAACCTTTGACCTTGCAAGACGTAGACGCGCGAGAACTGAAGAAACAGACGATGGCGAGAATTGCCGGTTTGTTTGGTGTACCGCCGGCAATGATTGGCGTGGGTGAGTCCAAGTACAACAACACGCAGACAATGCTTGACGAGTTTTACAAGTCGACGATGATGCCGTTTATCACGAACATCGAGCAAAAGCTAAAGACAAGCCTTCTTGGTGGCTATCCAAATCTGTATGTGCAGTTTCAGACGCAGGATTTCCTCAAGGGCGCACCACTGGACCAGATGAACTATGTTGTGGCCGGAGTCAAGAATGGCATTCTCACGCCCAACGAAGCTAGAGACTATCTTGGGCTTGATAGCGTGGACGATGGTGATTCTCTGCTTGCTGCCGGTGGTGTTGATAAGTCTATTCCCGGCTCTTCGCCGCAGGATACTGGCGGTGGCGGAAATCTTAAGGTCGTAGGTAAGACCGGGCGAGCTGGCAATGCTTAAGGATGTTCTCCAGCGTCTTAAAAATGAAGCGGCAAAGCGCAAGCCGCCGCCAAAACAGGTTGATGGCAAACGACAAGAAAAAGAGCGGGTAAATGAGCGGAAAAGTTAGAGTAGTTATTGGCGCTCCCTGCTCAGGCAAAAGCACTTACATAAAGAAAGTGCGTGGGCCGGATGATGTAGTTGTCGATTTTGATGCGTTAGCTAAAGCGCTCGGTTCAATGGTTAGCCATAGATCAACCGGCGATATAAGAGAAGTGGCTTTTGCCGTAAGAGAGACTGCGATACGAAGAATATTTCAGGGCTTAAAATCGGATGCTTACATTATTGACACAAGCCCTAAACAAGAAAGCATGACGCTTTACAGAAATCGTCGCGTTGAGTTTGTTTTGATTGATCCAGGCTTAGAGGTTTGCTTAGAAAGAGCGCGTGAGAGGTCTAAAGGTACGGTTGAGAAAATTATGCAGTGGTATCAATCGCCGCCAGCAGTCATACAGGAAATGAATTTGATGCCAGCAAATGTAGACGATGTAATGCTCCATTCGGCGCAGCGAATACTAGAAAGAAGCTCGGTCGGTTCACCATTTAGGTTTATGTGAGGTAACTATGAAACATGTTCAATTCTTCACCGAGGCAAAGGTTGAGCTTGGCCGTATGGCTGACGAGGCAACCGGCGAACCAACCGGCGAGATCGAGGCAACTTTGACGACCTGGGGCGCAAGAGAAGGCGCAGACGGGCGCAGATTCTTTTACACGCCAGAGGCTTTTGAAATGTGGCACGAAAGCTGGATGGAAGCCGGCAGACCGCTCCCAATGTATTTCCAGCACTCTAGCGACATGATGCCCGTGGGCGAATGGTCAAAGTTCGACATTACCGACGAAGGCATGACCGGAACTGGGAAACTCTTCCTGAATACCACGGCAGGATCAGATCTGTACACGAT